GTTTATGAATCCTTGCCCCATAGTAGTCTTCATGATGTTCCATTGTTCACTCAATACTCTCGTTTGGTTGGCCCAGCTACCCGATGTTCTGGCGAAGTCACCTTGAGCGTCCTTGGTTGCGCTTAGCAGGTAGTTATACCTCAATAGTGCTTGAGATGCTTGGTTCATAGCCTGATACTTTTTAGTTATTCCTTGCGTAAGCGCATAGGCTTCGAGGTTAGCCACGGTCATGTTAACACCAATTTGTCTGAGGGGCTCAATTTCTCCTGATATTCCCGCCTGTATCTTATAAAAAGCCTCTTCAGGTTTTAGGTTGTAGAATGAAGCCATATCCGCAGCCAGAGTAGTTAGCCCCAAAGACATATCTGTCATCTTTTGACCTGAAAAACCCGAGCTTTTTAACATAGCACCCATAGTTGAAGCAAACTTTTTAGCGGAATATTCAGAAAGGCCAAGTTTAGTAATAGCGTTTTGAGCAAAGGTGTTAACTTGATTAGACATACTACCAAAGGTTACATCAACCACGTTCTGAACTTCTTGAAGGTCAGAAGCCATTTTTGTAGCACTTCTACCGAAATCAATCATTTTGTCTACTGCGAAAGCTGCGGCAATGATGCCTCCAAGCTTCATAAAGGCCCCGCCAACCATGTTAGTAGCCTGGTTGGCTATGCCGTCAAGCTGGCGCTGAAAAGGAGCTGTGTTTGTCGATAAGTCTAAGTCAATTACTCCTACGCTTGACATTCATTTACCCCCCTTTTACCAAACATTGCCTTGAACATAGCCCCCAGGTCATCCATGTCCTTGTTAAGTTTTTCTGGGTCTGCTAGCTTATCTAGGGCTTGCCTAGTGTTCCAATCTCTGTGTATTCTGTGCTGGTCGGGGTTAAATGTCTTGATCGTCTCTGGATCTTTCTCGGCTCGTATGCCTACGACAGAGCCCAGGGGAGTATCCGACATCAACCCTCCGACCAAAGTAGAAAATTCTGTCCAGGGCATACCGGCTTCTTGCCTGATCCTTATTCCGTATTGTTTCGCCAGGCTAGCTTCTACCAGGTTCCAATCTTCCCTAAGGTCGTACCACACTTCAGGAGTATCAACCTTGAGGAAATCGGGCTTCAGCTTCTTCGTACGAAATGCCCTGTACTGACGCTAAAATAGCAGTAGTAATAACTTTAAAGTTCCCAAACGACCACTTAGCAATGTTTAATTCTGCTACCGCTTCCTTACCCAGTGTAAGCTCGATAGCCTCGATTAAAGCATCACGTGTGCTTTTAACTGCAAGTTCCTCAAACGCCATTACCGTATCCATACCGTCTTCAACTGGATACGACTTTTCACCAACTACAATTACAGGTTTAATGCTGCTGAGTTTATCTGTAATATTGATTACCTTTGCCAAAACTGCACCCCCTTCCTTCTTAGATTAGACTAAATAAATTACACTGCTGGAGTATACACTGGAAGTCCATCAGACAATAATTCGAAGTCCAAGGTATCGATCTTAGTGGAGTCTCCACCCGCAGATTGTTTAAGGTCAATAACACAATCCATAGTCAACTTATCTCCGTTTGGAAGAGTCCACTCAAGTTGGGACTCTACGCTTTGACCCGTACCCAATAAGGTTTCTGCAACGTAGTCGTTGCCCGGATCGCCATAATTCCGCTTTCCTTTGAGCTTGATTGACATACCTTTGCCTGTTACGGCTCGCCTAGGCCACCCAGCTGTGTCCATAGGCGTCCATTCTTCTGTCTTAGATGCAATACTTGGCTCGAACGTTTCCACGTCTTTAATTACAACGAATGTCCCCGGAGTTGTTCTTCCCGCCGTGTTAATCTTGAAAATGTTATTGTGTACAGGAAATACACCTGTTCCCGACATATGACATTACCTACCTTTCATAAAAGATGTCTACTTCAACTACATATTCGTAAATGTTTTGATCATCAGTGCCTACACTGACTGGATCCGGCTGTCGCATCTCAAAGCTTACAACTCTCTTGCCTCCGATTACGCCCGACTGGCCAAACAAACAATTGTAAACCTCTTGTGCTTTTTGCTCTGCTATATCAGCATTTTTGCCCCAATGAACGAGAATGGAAATAGGTTTGGCGGCATAGCTGGTATTCTCAAGACCTCCAATGGCGATGTTGGGAGCACGGCCTGTGGTGTTATACAGACCGATGCATTGCTCTTTCTTCCCATCGATCTTCCCGATATACCAATTGGGGCAGCTTACTTTTGTTTTCAGCCACTCCCTTACTTCTGCTAGTGTCATCGCAACACGCCCCCTGTCAACCTTCGATATAGTTCCCGGAACGTCGTCTTGGCGAAATCTTTTCTGTTCCCATCGATCCACGGCTCCAGCCATTTCCCCCGAGCGTTGGCGTTCTTATCGGACCTGAAATTAAACTCCGGATGCCAATACAACCGGCGGGCATAAGGCGTGTCATAGATCAACTTGACGCGACCTGTCCTGGACTTTGAATCATCGATATGAGCGCTTCTTTCCAGTTCTCCGGTCTGCTTTGGCACAACGGCACCTGTCATAACGTCCGTTTTCACAGCGTCTGCAGTCATAATCAGCGCTTGGATCTGCGAGTTACTCAACCTATTCAGATTGGCTTGATTCATTGTGACTCTAACCCTCATTTACGCCAACTCCAATTCCGTAGAAAAAACACTGCCATCCGGGTTTTTAGGGCGTTGGGTCCTGAAGATGGTCCGCTGGATATCTCCAAACTGTACATAACCCTCGATCAGTTTGTCAGGGTAGATATCCCCCTCGATAATCACTTTTCCTGACAGCGTAACGAGCCGACGTTCTGCGTCTAGGACCTGCTTAGTCTTCTCGTCATGGGAACACAGGCCATCATACAGAATGGTTTCCACAGGCTCTCCGTCCTCACTAAGCTCTGTCTGGTACACTTTGACTGGTGTGACCAAAATCCATTTAGGAAAGGGCAGTTTACCAAACATGGTCATAACCTCCTATCTGTGAGGCCTGTTGCTTTAAGTAGATTAATGACTTCATTCGATGTCTTTACGCCGTTTGCCGCCTCTACAACCTTAAGTGATAAGCTAATACTCCCAGCGCTATATCCGGATAACGGAGTGTCCAAGTATGCCCCGTATTGGTACACGTACTCAGCCTGAGCACACACGGCTTTTTTAACTCTTACCTGTTGGAATAGGGTAAGGACTTCAAATCCCACTGCAATGATTCTGTTATAAGTCATGCTGTCAATCTGATCAGAGGCTTTGTCTAGTTGCTGACTCAACTCTGCATCCGGAATCAGGCTGCCCCCGTAGGTGTTTTTGTAATACTCAGCATCAGCATACCCCATAGTTAATCACCTGTTTTCTTGGTGGTCTTTTTAGTAGGCACGGGCTCAGGTACTATTTCAGGCTTGTGGGGTTCATCTTGTTCCTCTTCTTGTTCCTCTTCTTGTTCCTCTTCTTGTTTCTCCACCTCATAGCCATGCCACTCAAACCAATTGATTAAATGGGGATCTGATGTTTCACCAACTCCATTAACAAAAGGTACACCGGCTGAAATACCGGTGTACTCTCTATTGGGCGCATATATCTTAGGCATAAATTACCCTCCTTTTAAGCTGCCACCACAACTTCAATAGTAGCTGTAAAACTGCCTGTGTTAGCGTATGGGGCAGGCAATGTTCCAAGCGTTGCCGTAAAGGTATAAGAACCTGCTGTGGTTTTATCATAGGTATCCGTGTCTTCCCAAGCTGCAACAGGAACTCCAACTGTTCCAGCATCACATAATACTGTAGTAGGTAACACCGCTTTAACTGCTGCTGCATCTGCATAAGTTGGTGCTGCGACAGTGCCAGCATCCACATCACCAATTGCATCAAAGGCAGTAATTTCAACCTTCATCAATAACAACTGCCCCTCAATAGCTGAAACTAAAGCTGCCTTTGTCATTCCTATGGGTGCAACCCCAACATAGGGTGCAAGGGCTGCAAGTTCTTCAGTTTTTAAGTAATCCCAGGGTGACAGAACGTCCACCGCTGGAACTACGGTGTAACCCTTTGCAGTGAACCATGCCACCAGTGCTGTGTTAGCGTCAGGAACGGCGGCAGCACCATTATAAAAATCAACGCCGTAATCACAGTTATGTGATTCATTAGGCGCATATATCCTTGCCATTACTTACACCTCATCCTTACGATACTT